TATATGTATAATTTAAAGTTTTTGTTACATTAGCTATTCTAGAATTTTGCAATTTTACGATAGTAGCTTCGTATGAAGATGTTACCTCCTGATTTCCATTTGGTGTTTTAATTGTAATAGGTGAATTTACTTGTATCTTACCTCCAACCATATCTGGCTCAAAATCAAAATTAACTGCATGTATTTGAGGAAGTTCTATACCTGGTAGTTCTAGTGGTGCCTGAGATTGCATTATCTTATTTGCACTTTGGGCACTATTAGATGATGTTGCAATAAATGGAGCAGCTGGAGCAATATCAATTGCCGGAGATAATGAGTTTACAGGTATTCTATTAAACAATCCATATTTTAACACTCCTTTACCAAATGGTGATTGGATAAATGGAATTGGTTGTCCGCCACCACCTTGTCCTTGTACTGCTGCTGAATCTGGTACTTGTTGTATAGTAGTAGGTGATGCCTTTAATTCAAATGTCTGATTTGTCAATCCTTTTTTAACTTGGAACTGACTACCTGATGCATGAACAGTATCAAGATATGGTATGGTTTGCTCTCCAATCTGTACTATCGGATAACTAGTACTTTCTCCTGATGCTGATAAAAATAATATTTCTGAAGAATTTTCTACACTTGGCTGTACAGGAATTGTACGAATCCATTTTATATTTGGATTATCTTTAAAATTATCAGCTGCCGGGTTATCACTAAATGGTATCTTACCTGTACGCAATTCACGTATTCTAGAAGCTCTACCAGCTATATATACTGTCGCAATTCCTGGTGGTGTATCTGGATATATGTATACAACAATTACTCTAGTTCCATCAGCTTCAACATAATTTAATATTTCATGATAAATTGGATTGTTCTGTGAATCTAGTATTTCTGTATGTATTACAGAGTCAGGTACTAATACATTACCCTTTGCTCGTAATTTTATTACATTCTTACCTGCGGTAAATTTTCTTGGAAATTCTGTTACTTGGAAATATCTATGAGATGTCCTAGACTTATCAACAGCTGTTACTGGTAAATCTGCTAGTTTTCTCCTTCCTATAATTTTTTTTATCATAAATACTCCTGTTACGGGACTTTATCAAAAGTCGGTGTAAACTACGGGGCTATGTTTCCATTATGGATAATAGCCAATGTAGCTAGAAATTCTTTATAATAAATATACAGAAAAACTAATTATAAGAAATTTTTGAGTAGCTGTTTGTCTTTTTTATTTCAATTAATTTATCTACAATGTCACGCATTCCTTCAATATGTGATATACACATAATAAATCCAAATTGTGATTTTAGATAATCAAATAACATGTACATTGAATTGAGGTTTTCTGAATCAAGAACTCCAAATCCTTCATCTATAGCAATGAAGTTTGGTCTTGGTAAATTTGATACATTAATCAATGATGTTCTAATAGCTAATGATGAAATGAACTTCTCCATACCAGATGTCAATTCCAATGGCCAGAAGTTATCATCATCATATACAATATGTGCATTAATATTTTTTCCATCTGTATGCAATACAATTGTAAATTCAACAATTTGAGTAAGTATATTATTTATCTCAGCTTCTATTTGAGGTAGTGCCTTTGTAATTAAATGATATGGAACTCCATTTCTTTGTACTGATTTTTGGTAATATTCATATCCTTGATATTGTTGTTCAAGTTCTTTTAATCTATTAATTCCATCTTGGGCATCATTTATTGACTTTTCAGCCATTTTTAATTTGCCTGACATTATTAATAATTTTGAATCTAATTCAGATAATTCAGAGTTAACAGTCTTTATTTCATCTCGTATTTCATTTATCTCAATATTTTTATCTTTATTAAATTCAATATTAGACTTCTGTTTTTGTGATTTAGTTAATTGTTTTTTCAGATCAAGAATATTATTCTGTATTGTTTCTTTATCCCACTTAAGTTTTTCTAACTGGTGTTCTTGTGCAATTAACGTCCCATTACTTATCCCCAATGCATGTCTCATATCTGCTATCGCATCTAGCCTTTGTTTAGGTAAATTATTTTCGATATCATCAATATCACTACCAATTGATTCTATATCAAATAATATTTGTTGTTCTTCATCAATTAATTTTGGTAAAAAATCGGCGATTTGTTTAGTTTCTTGTAACCATGGATTAGCCATACAGAAGCTACAATTTTCATCCCATTCATGTTTATCTAATTTAGATACCATTTTTTGAGCATGTTGTATTTTTAATTGTTTTACCTTTGCAGCATTTTTTAATGTAATAATATCTGCCTTATGTTTAGTTACAACATCTATTTGGTCATTTAATGCAACTACATCAACTTTATCAATCCGTAACTGTAGGTCCTTGTTTAAAAGGAGTTGAGATTTTATTAAGTCTTTTTGCGAATCTCTTTGAGACTTTAAATTTCCCAACTTATCAGTTAATTGAGTCGCTTCATATAAAATGGTAGCTGGTTCGGATAATGTATCATCTACCTTCTTTAATTCTTTAGTTAGATTAAATATTATATCATTTAAATTAGTTTTCATTTCTTCATGTTCTAATTTATCATCTTTCATTTGTTCATATGAACCAGAATATTGAGTTATAATATCATTAGCTGCAGCTAAATCTGTTGAGAAATCTTTTCTCTTATATTCTCTAATCAATGCAGCCGTTTCTCTGATGTCTTCGTGGCCGACCAAATATTGTTGCTCAAATATATCTATATCTAAAAACTGTGATAATAAATCCTTACGTTCTCTTTGAGTTTTATCAATAAACCCAGTATTATTATTTTGTAATGATAATGCAGTTAATACAAAATCTTCATATGATCCAACATATTGTCTTATACTTCTATTTGTTGAATCTCGCTGATCTCCATTTAAATTTTCTTCATTACCAGATTGATCTACCCTCCAGAAATTAACATCAACTTTTACATGTCCCCTATTATTTTTCTTACCAACCCGTTCAATAAAGTAATTATGCTTTCCTAATTCAAATTCAAATTTACATATAAATCTAGATTTTTTGTTATTCAATACATCACCTGCCTTTTTTGTTCTAGAACACCTATCAAATATACAAAATGCTAATGCATCTAACAATGTAGATTTTCCTGAGGCATTTGGTGCAAATAATCCATATGTACCATCCATATTTGTGAAGTCCATTTCATTATCTTCTCCATAACTAAACATATTAGAAAATTCAAACTTCTTTGGAGACCATGTTATATTTCTAGTTACTTGATCTGTTGGCAATTTGCTATGAACGTTTCTATTTATATGTCGGATAGTATCTAATAAGGTATCATCTAATGCAAAGGTATCTGATAGGTATTCTGTAATTACTTCATTTTGCCATTCTACATCTCGTACATTTCCAAAATTAATTTTATTCTGCGTATCTGTTGTATTGATAGCATTTGTCTTTTGGATTGTTATATCTTGTACTTTATATTTTGACTTTACATCAGCTATTATTTGTTTCAATGTTCCAGAGTCTGTATCCTTTACCTTAAACCGCAATCTTGGTTTTTTTGGAACATTTGGGTTAGGATTAAGAATTTTTCCATTATCAACCTCATATGTATAATATCCATAATCATTTTTAATTTCAATAATCTCAGATTTTTTAGTTTTTAAATCCCAAACCATAATTCCATGACCTAATACCTCTCCATGGTTTTGTTGTATCAAAGATCCAGCATATGCAATTGTTTTATCTACATCTAAATATTGTGGTTTATGGATATCACCTAACAACGTCAAATCATGTCCTGTAAATATATCTGTTGTTACATGTGTATTACTTAAAGTAAATCCTGCATCAGTTGAGGCGTTATGTACTGAGCCATGGTGTAATGCGATTTTATATTCTCCCTCAAAATCTGATGCATTTATGTAGTTTATTGGTTTTTCATCGACCCCCATTACGTTAAAGTGTACACCCTGGACCTCATATATTCCGTTGTCTTTAAGATAGTGTATATTCTTATGATTGATGGCTTTAATGATAGGACTTAAGGCATCAAGTCTATAACTATTATTTAAGTTACAATCATGGTTTCCTAAAATTATTATTGTAGGTAATAGATCTGCAAGATTTGTAAAAAATTCTGTTACTGTATCTATTAGTTCAGGTGACATATCTGTTTTTGCATGAACAATATCACCAGCTACATAAATTACATCATCTATTGCTTTAGTCTTTTTTATATAAGAATATAATCGTTTAAATACTTCTTTATATTCTGTATGTCGTTTTACGTTCCTTATATGCACATCTGCTATGTGGTATATCTTATTTATCATATTCCCATTATTCTTTGTTCCATTAGCCATTCAGATGTTAATTTTTCTGTATTTGCTAATATATTATTTATTTTTCCGAATCCAATTTCACTTGGATCATTTTCTTTTAAATCTACGAAATATACATCAACTCCGTTTGACATAAAATATTCAGCTGTTTCAATTGCCTGTTTTCTTGCATCTTTATCTAAACAAATATAAATTGTTTTTACATTATTTTCTATAATTCTATGTTTTAATTGATTTGGGATAGTTTTTCCAAATAATGGTATTGCATTCCGTCTTATCGTAATTGCATCAAAAGCGCCTTCTACTAGGCATACTGGATAGTTCCAATTTATATGTAATTCAAATCCAATTATATCTTTTGATACTTGTGGATTCTTATGTTTCCATACATCTTCTTCATAATAAGCTCTACCTACAAAATAATTTAATACTCCATTTGCATCATAGCTTGGAATAATTACTTTTCCTGAATATAATCCTTTTCTACAATAGCCAATTCTATATTTTAAAATATCATGTATTGTAATTCCTCGTTTTTTAAGATAATAAACGGCGTTTCTATATGCAGGAGATTTTGTATCTAGTTTCCATAATGGCCTAAATTCGGCTGGCAATTCTACTGCCTTTGTATTAGTTGTTGTGATCTTTGGTTTATATTCTGTTTCCTTTATAAACTCAAATAACTTGGATATCTTATGTCGTTCTACATTTAACTTTTTAAATAAAGTGATTATTTTGCGTCCTGCAGCATTACATACCCAGCAGTGCCAATGCTGTGATTCAATATCAACTTCTAATTTTTTCTTACTGTGATGACAAAATGGGCAATTAAATGCTACATTTCCTCTAGAGGTAGACTTACCTTTACCTAATACAGTTTCTATTAACGATAATAATTTAAAATTACTCATATAGAAATATAACAAAAATATTGCAAATAACCTAATTATTTCTCAGAAAACCAAGCAGATGGGATAATCTTCTCTGCCCATGGAATTCCATGTTTATCACAATAAGATCCATATGTGGTTTTTGAGCCTTTTCGGATCTTTGTTTTACCAGACATGAATACTATACGTATATCTAACTCAGGATGTTGCTTTTTAATAAGTAAATGTTTTTTACGATCTTCTGCTACCCATCTACCTTTAGTTTCAACTAAAATGCCATTTGGTAATGTGAAATCAATTGTATAAGTATGTTTAGTTTCTGGTTTAATATATGGTATTACCGTAACCTCATATTCAAAAGGAACTTTTGCTTCTTTTAATTGATCTGAAACTTTATGTTCAAATCCAGATCTATAACCATGTTTTATTGCATTTGAGCGCAATTTACTTTTTGTTCGCCAACCCATTAATGATATCCATTTAATAATTCTAGTAGATCGGCTATAGCACTATGTCTATGTGAATCTGCTAATACTGTTTTATATACATATTTTGAATTTGTTAATTTAGCCATGTCATGATATGCAGACCAATTTTTATCCTTAAGGTCTATTTGATATGAATCTCCACAGAATATCATTTTTGATTCCTTTCCTAATCTCCCAATTGCCATTGCTAATTGTGACCTAGATAAATTTTGAAATTCATCTACTATAACTACTGCATTATCAAATGTACGACCTCTGAAATGTGCTAATGAAACTAGTTCAATTGATTCATCATTTTCCATCTTTTCTAATTTTTCGGGTTTATTATAAATCTTCCTCATATTAGATCTAATTGGTACTAACCACGGCTCCATCTTTTCTTTTTCAGATCCTGGTAGGAAACCATTGTCTTCTGTAGATATAGTTGGCCTTGTAATTATAATCTTATTAATTTGTTTTTTAAAAAACATATCCAATGCAACTTGGACTGCTAATAAAGTTTTACCTGATCCAGCTGGACCAACAATAAAATTGTATGGATGTTTTAGAATTTCAGTCTTTGCTTCTTTTTGTTCTGTGGAAAGTGAAATTGAAAACCTAACTGCTCCTTTTGGGGGAGTTTTATCTGTATTTTGTCTTGGCATGCATGACTCCTATTCGTTAACCTATTTAATATAAATATCTAGTAATCCCATCTAACAATGAAATTTGTATCAACATCTGGCCTTTTTGCTATAGGATTTGCTAATTTTCCTATTGCTAATAACTGTGCATCATTATTATATAATCCAATTGTAGTTATATATGGCGTTAATGATCCGGTGAAATCCTTTTTTAGTCTATCTGTATTATTTCTTTGTAATGCGGATGGATTCATTGTGACATTACAGTGACCTGCAGGGACTTCTACTAGTACTTCATTTTCATATATAGTATGAGTTCCTTTATAACGTATATTCCATTCGCCTGGAAGATTCCCACCTGATCCTAAGGCTTTATGATATTTAGGTAAATTACTAGATATGACAGATGTGCCTAATTTATAAAATACATTTCCTGCTACACTAGTTTGATATGCCGAACTTGATAAGAAATGATTATTTGCTAAACTTTTGATAGCAGTTTCAGTAAGTCCTGTACTATATATTCTCACCTCATCAATTGATCCAGATAATGCATTATGTAAATTGGTATTCATTGACCCAAACATTAGTTTACTGTAATTTTGTACCTCACCTGGTACTGGATCTAATGATTGTATTTCTCTTGTTCCATTAATCCATAGTTCTAAATAGGAACCAGATTTTTGTGCTACTACATGATATTCTGGAGCTTGATTTATCTGAAAACTACCTGTACATTGAGTTGCTGATGCTGATGAGTATGTTATTACGCCATCACTTCTTCGAAATCTAATTGTTCCTATATCTGTACTTCCTGCATTACTATTTAATACTTCTAAATCAAATGGATATCTAGTTAATGTTCTATCTTCTTCTACAACTTCTCTTTTACGAGTTTTTTTATTTAATACCAATTTATCATTTACACCTCGTTTTGTTATCAATGAATTGGCATCAGTTGTATATATTGATTGACTTGCTCCACCACCATACCAAAATGATATTGCAAAATCATCTTCTCTATCAAAATTTAATGCTTTGTATGCATCAGTTTTAACATATCCCGTTCCATCAAATATTGCTTTCATTCCAGATCTTGGTATCTCAACTTCTTTAAGAGATATTCCATCTATAGTTGCAAGAACAGATCCACTTGAATTCATAGTAAAAGAATCTGCTGTTGGGCTTATAGCTTCAAAATAATTAACATAATCGCCATTGTCAGCTGAGTTAATTATTGGTCTTGTAGGATTGGTACCGAAATTTCTTCCAAATTTTAGTTCTATCATACCAGATGTAATATTAAGATTTTTTAATTCTAATCTATAAGTTCTTCCTGAGATCATATTGGTGCCATCAAGGTCTAAAGCTGAAAATATAGTGCCTCCTCCACTTCCTGTGATTATTGCAGAACTAGACATAATCAATTGTCCTCCGGTGATATTAAATGCACTATATGATGCTGTTTCGGCTGAATTTGCGCTTGAGGTAAGAAATCCTGACGAGACTCCAATTGGCTGAGAAAGATCTGGAAATGGAATGATTTCAGATCCAGTATATCCTTTTGCAACTATATCATCTAAACCTGTTGTCATAATACCTGGTTGAAAATTGGTGTTTACTACTTGTGATTTAACATCAACTTCATAGGCATTACTATCAAAGACAATGTCCTTGGAATGATATCCAGTATTGTATTTGAACTTCCTAAATTCTTCGTTAAACCCCCAATAACCTACCAAATTATTAGCATCAGCAAAGCTTCGTGATGCAATTAAATTATCACGTAAATTACCTTTTCGATCATCATTTAATATGAAATCATTTGTTACATCTGTTATTGCAACTGTACCTGGTTTTATTGATTCTCCTACCTTAAGGTATGGTATAGTAAATGTTGATGCTGATAAGAATAGAAACTTTTCAATTGTATTCCTATCTGATGCAACTAGGTTATTTCCTGGATCATATGCATTTCTATAATATTTATGATCTAATGAATGCCATATTATATTCTGATATGATTCGTCGTAATTATTCCTAGGATCATTTCCAGCATTTGTTGCAAGATCTAAAACTGTACCTGCAGGAAAGCTATTATTACCAAATGTAGATAAAGTAGTTTTACCAATTGGAGTTAGTTCCTTTCTATGAGTAGCTTGTTGTAGTGTATACCCACTACTACTATAGTTAGTATCGGTAATTAACCATTGCTTATTTACTTGAAATGGCCTAACACTAAAGTTACCTCGTTTAATTGGTCTAAATACTGATGGGTATGGCATAAAATTCTTGTCCTTAAATAAAAAACTCTCTTATACTAATAAATATAAGAGAGTTTTAAATATGAGTAATTATAACAGTTATAATCTATTAGAAGTCCAACTTAATTTTAATTAAGGCTTCTCTTGTAAATGACTTCAATAATGGCTTACTAAGTTTTGCAACTGCTAGCAATTCTCTTCTGTTATTATACATTCCAATTGATGTAACATATACCTTTGGATCAAACAAGAATGACTTCTGTTTAAATTGACCTCTAGATCCTGTTATAAAGGTTGGATTATTTGAGAAGTTATATTCTGAATTTTTAACTCTTACAAAGTAATGAGTTGATTTAACCTTCTCAGAAGATCTTGCTTGGAATCCTAATCTATCTCCAGATAAATCCGTTTGCATTGCTGCCGAATGAGACATTGCCGTAAATAATTTTAATGCATTATCTCCAGGTACTTCAGATCCTGTTACAACATTAAATGATCCGGATGCATTCATTGCATATCCACTAATTACTGCTATTCCCATTTGTGGATATAGTAATCCATAATAATGAGGATTACCACCAGCATGTACACCTCTTTCAATTGATCCAGATACTAATGAATATATCTGACCTGCTTGGCCGATTTTAGTATCAGTAATTTTACTATCATCAATTAATCTAATAACGTTTCCATTATTACCTGGTGCAGTCGTTGATGCTGATATATGTGATCCGGTAAATGCACTATTCATTACTCCATTACCACTTAGTGGTTGGATATTGAATTCCATATTACCTTCATCTAATCTTTCTTTAAATCTTGCTCTATTCACATTAACAAAGAAACATTGATCAGTATCAACACCATTAATGGTAAACATTTTATCACCTGGTTCTAATAGTAGGTTTCTATATTGAGAATAGATTGCTCTTGACGGAGTATCATTTACTTGACCACCTTCATCAGCTGATCCTGATCCACCTACATGACCCCATGCAATACTATACTGTGGTTCTGCGCCAGTCACTCCAGATCCAGATTGGAATATTTCGTAATAATATCTTTTCTGCGTTAGAGTTTGATTAGATGATGTAAACATGTTTACTAAGTTACCTAACCCTCCTGACCATAATCCTTTTGTTACCGTTTCTTGTTGATTTTCAATAACATCAGCTGGATCAAATGATGTGAATATTCTACCAAATCGTGCACGTAAACTTTTAAGATCACGTTCTCTAACAATTCTATTAGCTAATGCTCTAGCTTGTGATTTGATTAATCTTTGTAATCTTCTTGGATCAGTTCTTCTCACAGGAGACTTACGTCTTCTTCTAGTCGGCTTTCTTCTTCTAGTTGGTCTTCTTCTAGTTGGCCTTCTTCTTCTAGTTGGTCTTCTTCTTCTAGTTGGCCTTCTTCTTCTAGTAGTTTTTCTTTTACGACGCCTACGTCTCATCTCTGTACCAGATTCGCCTTCTTCATCTTCAAATTCAGATTCAATATTGTCTAACTCTTCGTTATCTATATTATTCCATTCTGAATCACTCTGATTCTTGTATTCATTAAATTGATAGTTTCTCATCTCTTATTCCCTTTTATTTAGCTTGTAATGCTACTCCAGGAGTAGTTTCAAGATCTTGTTTCTCTACAGTTAGATTGATAGTAGTTCTACCACCAGTTTCATTTCCAACTATTGTAATAGTAGCTTTCTTAGTTCCAGCTGGTTGAGGTTTTGCAACTACTTGGAATTGTAAACCTGTTAACGTTACTGACTGAGCTGCTTCCTGGTCACCAATAAATTGTGGTATTGATGCCATACTTGCTCTTCTACTTGCTCTTCTAGTTACTCTAATAAATGCAGCATCTGAATCAGATAATATTGCAGTATAACCAAAAATTCGATTTCCTTGAGAGAAATTAATTGTATTTGGAGTAATAGTAGATCTACCACCAGTTTGTAATGTTATATTTCTCTGAGAAACTCTTACCACCGGTATCCTAGTTATCTTCTTAGGTAATGTAACAAGTTTATATTTCATCATCTGAGTTTCATCTGGTAGAGCCTCTATTATCGGCATGTTCTCAATTGTTACACCATAATATGCTGTACCTAATGGATGATCAGGATTCCATAAATCATAATCAATTTCATCATCAGCTAAAGCAAATTGTGTAATTTTAAATTCGTCACGACCTCTTGCAAGAAGTTCACGACCTTTCTTTGTTAAAATAGCATCTACCGTAATAGATGAATTATTTAAATATCCCATAGTATTCCCTGTATGTTCTTTTTTATTTATTAATAAATATGGTGTTAAGCCAAAAGTATTCCATTATTGAACCTTAAGATTCCCTTCTTTTGAAGTTAATGTATTTGGATTAGTAATTGTAAATGATACTACCGGCCCTCCATCTGTAGTAGTGGTAGTATTTATGTTCCAGTCTGGGCCTGTTAACTTACTACCCTCGTACATTTTTCTTGTATATCCTGTAAATTCATCATCTCGATAATCTGCTGGTTCCAATGAGTGTGATGTCGGTAACCCTACTTCGATTTGTGATGAAAATACCGAATTTTTTGTTTTTGGAGCTCCTGACATGTCTTGAAACTTTTTTAATCTCACGGCTACTCCACCATTTTGGCGAGTAAATATTTCTCGGCCTCCTTTGTCTCTATTAGCTCTTAGATGTGGATATCTATTTAAATTACTAACCTCTTCATCTGATAATACATGATGGTAAAATCTAAATTGGCCTAAAGATCCTGAATATCCATGCGTATTATTACTAGATTGATATCCTGCACCTATTTCTTTAAAATAAAATGATCCAGACAAATTAGAATCACTAATATCTTTTCGTTGCTCTCCTACCTTTTTTCCATTAATAAAGAATTGAGCTCTTCCCATTAGATCACCTGTACTTCCGGTTTTAAATGAATTATACGTTATTGCAACATGCATTAAAGACTCTCTTGCAAGTGAATCATCAAAATCATAAGTAGAAGTATATCCATCCCAAAATGTATTTTCATTTGGATAAATTCTTGGGTACCAAAAATCTGCAATGGGTTCTGATCTTAAAAATGGATTGTTATTTTGATCAATTCCAAATGCCGGTCTTGTTGTATCATTACCAATTATCCAAGTTGAGTTATTTAGAGAACCTGATGCTGGATTCAATAGGAATGACATGCTCCAAGGATCAGTATTATTTTCAGTACCTGCTCCTGCTCTAGCTCTTCCAATTTCTGGAATTGATATTCTATTTGATCCTCTTGATGAATCTGACTGAGGTTGATAGCAATCAAATATTAACAGCTTTCCAGTAAAATTATTATGAGTCACTGATTCAAATCTTGCATTTGCTGGATCCAATGCTGACTCAGTATCACTGTCTTCAGCTGTTTTAGTATATCTTAAACTATGTTGATAATTTAAAGTGTTATCACGCATAGTCCCAGATAAATCAAATGCACCTAATGGATAATGTCGCATAGCTAAATCTTTTGGTGTATAAAAGAATTCTTTCTTTTTATATATATACGATTTTCGTTGTTCTAAGATTACTGTCTGTATTGCAGATGAAGCCGTTTGTCCTCTATCATAATTTACCTCTGTTATATTAGAACCATTTTCTGTTCCTAATGCGTAATTAGTTACAATGACCGGCTGTTCCATATTTCTAACACTTCCGGAATATGTAATACCTCTAACAGTTTGTCTATGATGCCAACTAGTTAAGTTATAATCTGATGATACAATAGAAGATGAATATGATACGTTAACCAATCCTATATATGCCGTTTCTACTTGTCTTGCTGTACCAGTATGTGATAATATTACAGATGATGATGATATATCTAATTCTGCTCTGTCTATATCCGGTACCTCAAATGAACTTGTATTAACCAATTCATACATAGATCCTGTAATTGCAATTGTTGAATCTAATGATACCTTTATTGGGAGCATTGAAGATGTAATAGCAATAGTTGAATCTAATGATACCTTTAAAGGAAGTATAGAT